TTGTTTATGATCATATAACTTTCTATTATCTATAAAAATAAAATACTTATTTATAATATTATTATATTTTTCTATTTGGCTTCTTTTTAATTCTTTAAGATTTTCACCAGTCCAAAACTGTATAATATCTCTTTTAATTTGCCCAGCTTTATTTTCTCCAGACCAAATGCACCACTTCTTACCGTGTAATTTGCTTAATGCAGTTAAATACCAAATAATCCAAGCTGTCTTGCCAACATTATCAAGCCCTAAAAGCATATTAAAATCACCTTGTTTGTAAACAAAATTATCATCTAATAAACATCCAATCCCTAAACCCTTTTTTATTTTACCATCTTTATAGTCAAATAAATATTTTAATGAATCTTCATTACTACTTAGCATTTTTAAAGTTTTTTAATGTTTCTAAAACTTCTGGCTGTAGATCTAAATAAGGATCATTATTTTCTTTTATTATCTTTTCTTTTCTTTTCTTTATGCTAAGCGAATCTTTAGCAAACGCTTTACTAAGCCCGCCTTTCCTTCCGTTAGCTGCATTTATTTTAGATCTCTTTAAATTATCTTTGTACATATCGTCTAACCATTCAATTACAATTTTACCTTCTAAAACTTTAATTAAGTTTGTTTTTAGTAATGTATTATAATATTCTGGAACGATAGATTTAAAATGATCTCTTGGTAAGTCGCAACCTTTAGACCAATAATAGCAGCAGACCTTCATGTATGCTCCTTGAACGTCTAACTTTTGGAACGCAATAGTTCCTGTTAGCCATTGATTAACATTAAATTTTATGTATGGGAATTCTTTCATAATATGATTTGATTAAAGTTTAATAGTTTGTTTGTTTCTAAAACGTAACTGTCTACTGTTAAGAAGTTTACATTTTTTTTAAATATAAAATTATTTTTATTAAATAACATTTGATTAGTTGCAAAACCCTGAAAAATAAATTTTCCTTTATTATTCATATAAAATTTTGCAAATAAATCTATGTTTGATTTTGAATAGCTTGGTGTCATTAAATACTTTTGATTTTGGCTTGTCTTAACATCTACTGTATAACCTTTAAGTATTGCATCACCATTATCTGTTTCTTTAATTTTAGATGTATTATTAATTGTAAAATCTGGAAATAAATTAAAACCTTTACAAAATAAAAATTCACCAGCAAAACCAAGTTTATTATTTCTAATGCCTTTTTTATTGTTTGCCTGACCTTTACCATCTAAATTAGATTTTTCTTTATTTAATTGCCTTTGTTCAGCAATAAGATTAATAATATCTTTTTCAATATTAGATAAAATAAAACAATCATTAACTTTCATAATATGCTTTATTTTTTTGTTCATATTTAATATACGCAATAAGTTCATTTTGATTTAAATCTTCTAAATTATATTTTAGATTTAAAGTGCCATATAGCATTTCATCTTTATAATATGTTTTATTTTTAAAACCTAAATTAACAGGAACACAATTAAATTCATTACTTAATATTGAACGTAAAAATTGTTCAGATAGATCATATTTTTCTGATAAGTAGCTTATTTTTTTACCCTTTAAGTATAATAAAGGGATAAGTTTTTTATCCTTATCCCCTATAACATTATTAAATTTAAATTCAGAATTCATTAAAAAGGGAAATCTGATTTAACAGTTTCTGTTTCTTCTGCCTTTTTTTCTTCTGGCTTGTATGTATCAACACTTAAAGAAACATCCTTTTCGTATTGGTCTGGCTGGTCTTTAATGTTTACATTTAACTTTAAATACGTTTTACCTTTATATTCAAAAAAGTGTTCTTTAGCTTTATCCAAATGAACTGTTACTTTTAACCAGTCAGCTCCCATTTTTTTACCGCCTCCACAATATATTGTTTTTTGTTTTTCCATTGTTATTTGTTTTTGTTTGTAATCTGACATCCAATGCCATTCTTTTTTAATCATTAAAATTTATATGTTATTCCTATTGCCACAAAAACACTTCCTGTAGCTATTGCAAATGTATTAGGGTTTAAATTTAACTTTTGTTTATGCCATAACATATTAGTAGCACCAACAGTCATTAAAGATAAACCACCTATTATTGCAAACTTTTTCATAATTTAATTGTTTTTAAATATTCTCTGCAAGCTTTAACTCTATCAATAATATTTTCAATTACTTCTTCATCATAGCTTATTTCAAATATTTTTATTCTGTATTTATCATCTAAATTATTATATGTATAATCCTTTTTAAATTCTTCATAAATAGATATATCATTTGAATAATTAGGAGATCTATAAAATTCTTTTTCAATTAAATCTTCTGGTGTATCCATTAATGTATAAATCAATTTAGCTTTCTTTAATCCAGATAAATGCATATAACCCTGTGCTTGATAGTAATACCCTTTAGTTGGTATCTCTGTTTCTAATAAAGGAAACGTAAAACAATTCCAACTGTTTTTAACTTCTAATATTTCATCTTTAGTTATAACATCTGGAGTGCCAGTCATAAAATCATTTTCAAAAGATTTATAGTTTTTTCTAAGTTTTTTATGTTCTAATTGTTTACCTATAAATTCAATTGATTCATCTTCTACGCTGTTTCCTTTAAACATATACTTGCTTGAAACTTCTTCTTTACGACCATATATTTGTTCGGTATACCATTTCTTGCAATAAGTTTCAGCTCCGACAGAAATTAACCTGTCTTTTTTAGGTTTAGTCATAATGCTATTAATAGCAGAACATCTTATTTTAAAATCAATCATTATCTTAAATATTCAATAACCATTCCTAATACTAATCCTAACAATATAGACACTAAACATAATGTCAATACTTCTATTGAGTTTGTTTCTATCATTGTTTTTTAAAGTTATCAGATTCAGAATTTGAATAAATACCATATTCGTAAGCATTTATTAATTTTAAAACGAGTCGATCCTTAAGCCGCTTTTCGGCCATTGCAAATGGGTATGGAGCTTTGCAGTTTTTTGGTGATGCTTCACCAGTTGACCAAATGATTTTGTTACCACGTTTTGCATCTCCTACTATTGCAACATCTGTATTACTATCTCTGTATATTGTTGGCGCACCGAATTGTATATTTTCTTGAGCTGCTATCTTTTCGCAAGCATCGTGTGTAATAATCCAGATACTTTTATTACCTCTTTTTAATTCCCAAAAGTCATCTTTTGATAATTTATATTTTTCCGCTAAATCTTTAATTTTCATAATTATTGTGTTTTAATTGTTGTGTATTTATTATTGATTGTTTGATTGTTTCAATCCTACCTGGATTGTATTGTATGTTTATTTCTTTTAAGTGTTTAGAAATATTATTTAATTCTACTAAATAACCTTCCATTCTTGATTCGTGAATTTCTAAATCGTTATTAGTTAAGTTCCAACCAGTTGTAACTCTTCTTTGCCATTTAGTTTTAACTATTAAATTTCTTAATCTATCTTGTAAATAATTATTTGTTTCGTATGCCCACCATTCTTTTATGTTTTCATTATGATGATGTTCATTGTTTGGATGTGGGTAATGTATCATTTTTTATTATATTCTTTTATTAAATTTATTAATACTTGAGAATAAGATTTAAAACCATTCTCTTTGCATTTTGCTTGAAATTTATGTAGCTCTTCTAATTCTTCAGCTGGCACATAAAAAGTTTTATTTGTATAACTCATATTTTATTTTATTAAGTTTAAATTTAATTCTCTGGCTACATAATTAATATGTTTTTGCGTAGTCATTGACCAGTAACCAAGTTGGTGCAATTCATTATTTTTTATAGTTGCAACGTGGGTAACATAACTAATGACTTTGTTTCCTTCTAACCTTAAGTTTTGTTTGTATTTATTTAATTTCATAATTTATTTTTTTGTTAAATTAATAATTTCTTTTTTAATTCTTTGTTCTTTCTTTTTGTGTTCTTCTATGCAATAAGATAACATATGTGGTAAGTCATTATATAATGTTTCTAAATTCCAAACAATTGTTCCTTGATCACATTCAATATATAGTTCACCATTATCTTGCCATAAAGTATGTGTTTCGTGAACGTATATGTGTTTTTTTTCTTCCATAATTAAAATTGTAATATTATAAATGCACCTAATTCTAATTCTATAACTTGTGTTATATATTGTATTGCTTCAACATCTGGATAATCGTCTTTGTCATATTCATCCCAGAATTCTTCAATGCTATCATATTCAGCCCACTCGCAACAAATTGCTATGGGGTCAAACTCTGTTTCTGTTTCTGTTGAATCATCAAGTTCTTCAAAGTAATCAAACAAACATTGTAAGCCGTGATAACTAAAATGATTAGGTCTGATTTTATTAAATTTATTTATAAATTCTGATTGTGTTAATGTGATTTTCATAATTTTTTATTTTTTAAGGTTTATAAATTATCTCTAACTGCACTTTGCATAATCATTCGACTTGTTGGTGCAATACCAAAGCTAACCCAGTTATCTTCATTATTAAATTGCGCTCTACAGTGATTCATTATTTTTTCTGACCATTCTAAATGTCTACTTGTAATAGGGCATAATACTGGAAACCATTTTACCTCCCATCCATCTGCCATAAATGTAACCCAAGCCATTTCTTTATTTAAATTTATACTTTTCATTTTCTTTATTTTTAAGTTTGTTAGAACAAATATAATATAATATATTATAAATAAAAAACTTTTAAGATCTTTTTTTTAAAAAAAACTATTATACCCCTTAAAATAAATGTGTTATTCTGGCTACTTGACCGTTGTTTTTAGAGAAAATAAACCCTTCAATTGCTTGATTGTTAGATGAAGTATAACCCATTTTATGATGCCAACTGTCAGCAGGTGATGGACTTCTTAAACTTTCTAAACTGCAACCGATTAAATCTTTACTTACTTTGTGGTGAACGTGATGTGCGAACATATATCTATATTTTGTTTCACTCCATTCTTTACATTCATCTGCCATTAATAAAGGTAATAAATCCCATTTAGCACCATCACCGTGAGTGCTACCAATTAAATTATTATAATAAGTATAATACTTCCTATGCTGTAAACTAATATCAAAAGTTATATTCTTGCTATTTCTAAAGTATGTTGCAATAGTATCTGCCAAGCAAAAGCCAGTTAAATAATCGTGGTTACTACTATTATAAACAACGTGTAAATCTGGATAGAAACTAACTAATGTTTCAATAATATTTATATATAATCTTTTTGCAATATGAAAATGTTCAAAAAACATTCCATCAACATCTTGAACCGTTCCTTTTGTGGTTTTACCACCACTTGGCGTGTCAATATGCATTACATCATTACCAATACAAAGTATTAATTTATCTATATTAAAACCATTACTTTTTTGTAATATACCATCAACAGCTTCTAATGTTCTTTGTACTGCAATTTGTTTATTATATTCTTCACCACTAACAAAAGATTTACATAATTTACCAATATGAATATCTGCTGGTGATATTAACAAGCAGTGGCCATCGTTTACTTTAGGTTTAACAACCTTTTCAAAGTTTGGTGAATATTCTTTTAAGTCGTTTAATAATTGTTGCTTAAACTCTTTTAAATCGTTTTTCTTAAAATTTGGGTTTTTAAAATATAAACTAGCTTTTTTGTTTTTTATCCAGCCGCTATGAATGTCATTAGGGTTTAAACCTTCTGCTTTTGCTTCCTGCTTTAATCTGCGATAATCATTAATAATTTGCGCTTCATCAGTGTTTAATCGATAACGCGGATTACCTTTGTCTTTCCACCTTTTGTTGTGTGATTTCATTTAACAGTTTTTGTTAAATATAATAAAAAAAAATTATTTGTTATTTTTTAGAGCTTGTGCCATAGTAAAAAGCAAATATGTTTCCAATTACCACGCCTTCTACCATACCCATCAAATGAATAAAAAGTTCATTATCTAGTACTGTCGGAATATATACAACAGAATAAACAATAAAAACAAAACAAGTTAAACCAATAATTCCTGTAATGTTCATCATAAAGTCATTACCACCAGCTTTAGTAATTTCAACCTCACGCTTTCTTGCAGAATCTCGATCTCTAACTTCTAATTCATAAAGTTCTACTAGTTGTTGATGTATTTGCTCTTTATCTTCTTTTGATAAATCAGATTGTGTAATTAAATTTTTAACAACACCTAACAAACCAGCATCAGGTAAAA